GAGAGTAATAGTAGCTGGTAAAAAAGAGGAAGATGTGTCTCGATAGAGGCATGTCTTCCTCCCCTTTCGGAAAGAGTGGTCCACCCTCCACTCTCCCCTTAATCGGGTGGGATCTATTTAAACCCACGTAGGAACCGAGCTTTTTACCTTACCTCTAGCCTTACGTCTTTGGTCTAAACTCATCCCCATCACAAGGTGATTAGTAGCAGTTTGGGGGTCATCAAAGAACATCTCAAGGGTATCATTCCAGTCCTCTTGTTTACGTGTCTTTACTGCCTCATAAGCAGAGATAGACATAGCATCAATAAAGTATTTAACACCTTGTGCTAGGGAGTCTAATCTGTCGTCGTGTTTAACGGCACCCTTTTCTCGACACATACGACTCATCTGGTAGAACAGCATATACAACAACCGTTCCTCTGGAGGAGCGTCTTTATTGGAGGCGTAGTCCCACTCCACTACACCACGATCAACGATAAGTCGGTGTTGGTTCATCACTGGTTCGAGTGCATCAATAATGCGGTCCTCCTTACGAACGTTAGCTCGTACTTCTTCTACGTCTATTGCTTGCTTGGTTTGTTGGAGGTGTTTCTTAAATAGTTCTGCGACAAGTCCGTCACCGAAGTTTGTTTCGACAACAAGTTTTGTTACGTTATATTTTTTACAACCACGTAAGATATCAAGTAGTGTGTTATCAGAGTAACCGTCTCTGTATGCTCTCACTTCGTGAACATAAAGGAAGCCATTCTTTTGTGATATGTATGTAGCTGCTGTTTCATCTGTACCCCTACCACTAGGGTCTACGGAGCAGATAGTTTCAGTGTATGGACCCCAGTCACCCTGGAGTTGCATTGGTGAGTAGAAGTAATCACCAGGTAGTCCTACAGTAGGTAGGTCTTTAAGAGTGTTACGTGGGTCACTACACCACACCACAGCATCAGGTGCTTGTGTGGGATTAACAGAGGTAACAATAAGGTCAGAGAACTTAAGTGGGAACTTCTCAGCGTCACTCAATGTAGTGTCTAACTGAAACTGAAGCATGAAGTTACTGCGACCCATAGCAGCTTCACGCTCTACTAGGTCTTCACCAGAGAAGCGATCAGGGTCAGTAGGTTCCCACTCCTCAGCCCCCATATCAATATCTTCTACAATCTGTGGAGCTAATAGCCCCTCATACTGTGATAGTTTGTCTTTACGTGGGTAACGAGATGGCCAGACAAAGGGTCGGTAGTTACGTTCTGCTAACCGTCGATAAACAGTAAAGGTAGTCTGGGGTGTACCAAGGTACATAATACGTGAGTCAGTCTTTGGTATTAGAATTGACTCAGCCTCAGTACATAACTGCAATAGCTTCTCCCGCATCATCTCAGTCATACTGTTGCCAGGTACTTCGATGTCATCAAGAATCATTAAATCAGCACGACTACCAGTAAGTTGGCCTGTGATACCAACTGACTTAACGGATGGTGCTTGGTGAGGACTACAATTAACATCAAAGCTAATACGACTCCACCGAGAGTCATCACTCTTTGGTCTCAAATGTGATAGCCACGGTGTTTCAATGATTAGCTTTTGTAGGAAGATTGACATGTTATCTGCTCGCTCCTTAGAAGCGGAGATAATCATGATCTTCTTTTCTGGGTCGTTAAACAATGTCCACAACACAAACGCACCTGTGATCCACGACTTACCAACCCCTCGGAATGCTTGGATCTGTAGTCGCTTTGGACCGTTCTGTAGGTAGTCAGCAATAGCGTATTGTGCTCGTGTTGGTGACGGTAGATCTAGTTGTTGCCATAGTGCCTGTAGAAAGATCTTAAAGTCTTCCCTCATAAAATCCAAAGCAGTCCTTTCAGAATCGCCTTGAACACGTCTCTTTGTTGTCATATGGTAGAATATACGGAAAGGCACCTAGAGGCCCCTTCCTGGGGCTCCTAGGCACCAATGGTGAAGGTTTAGTTAAATGTCGCGGTTACCAAAGACGCGACCAAAGGCACTTCTAACTGGATTAACGATAAAGTACTTAGCCTCGTTAACCAAATCAATGTTCTTAGATTTAGGCATTGCTTTTAACTGTGCCACACCAGTAGGGGTGTTAGCCATGACTGGTTTAGGTGTAGGGATAAGATTGGGTAAAACTGTATTTACGTTTTTAGTGCGACTAGCCGGGTTTGCCTTTTCTCGTATAGCTTCAACACCTTTTTCACCGACGACGCCACCAATCACAGCACCAGCAATAGGAGCTGCAATTTTAGCAACAGGATGAGGCATTAGTTGAGATGCAGATAGACCTAAACGACCACCAGCTTCAGCACCAAGCAACATACCCGCTGTATCAAAAGCTGCCTGAGGGCGACTTAAACCTTGCTTGCGGTTTTCAGCGTAGCTTTGAATAGCACCAGCACCAGCCAAAAGACCGCCACCAGCACCTATAGCTAATTCTGGAGTTATAGCACCGATATTTTGAGCACCTCGATATTTTGCAATCTCGTAAACATCACCTAACCCTTTAAGTCCAGCTCGTAAAGCATTACCGGGATCAGGTGGTACAACTCTAGCCGTAGCTTCAGCAACACCTTCCAATTCTGTTGGAAGAATAGGGAATTGTTTTGATTGCTTAGCAAGCGATTGCCTGATTTTTAAGGTCTGCTTATCAGGATCAGTCATACCTAAAGCTTCACCAGCCTTACTGACCATTAAACGGTGTGCTGGATTGGTTTCTAAATAACCAGCCCTATAAACAGCATCCACTAAATCAGGATACAACTGATCCACCATTTGCTTTGGTGTAACTTCAGTATTTATTGAACCAGCAGTGTTCGCTTGAAAATTACCACCGTGACCAATAATTCCATGCAGAGGCCTAGTAGTATATATTAACTTATCGGGATCAGTACCAGGTGATAAATTACTAGGCAGTTGATCCTTAATGATTTTAATAACTTCAAGAGCTTTTTGAGGATTAGCTTTAAATAATCTATTAGCTAGTAATTTTTGATAGATAGGGTGGTGCCCCTCTAGTCGTTTGTAGAAATTACCAGCTTTAATTAAAGCACCTTCACGGCTATTCAACTTGCGAACAGCTTCATCAACTTCAACATCACCATTAAGGTACTGCAAAAGGATATCAGCAAATCTATCATCCCCTTGATTAACAACGTTAGCGTAAGCTCTAACTGTTGGTGATCTAGGTAGTTGACCTGATTTAATGAGTGGCTCAGCTTCGCTTTGCAGTTTAACTGCAGTTTCAGCTAGTAGTTGAAATAACTCCTTATCCATTGGGATGTTTAGCTCCCAACGACTGCCGACTCACCACGTTGACGACGTTTGCGCTCCTCTTCCATCTTAGCCATCATTGCTTCACGGCCAGCACCAGGACGTTGACGTGGCTTAGACTCCTTTTTCTTCTGAGCGTCCTTATACTCTTGCAGGTTAGCTTTAGAGATAGGAGCACCTTGGTACTTAGAACCATCTACTTTTGTTTTTGGTTTATAACCACCACCTTGGAAGTTTTTAGATGTGTCCTTAGCTTTCATTGCTTTGGATCCCATCTCTGATTTAACATCACGACCTTGACGTGCTTTAGATGCTTGAATCATTTCTTCAATGTCTTCACGCATCTTTTTAAGTGTTTCTTTTTTATCCATGATTAGCGAATGTGTGATAGAATAAGGGTTTCTCTAGTTGTAATACCAAACGTAGCTCTCATCCATTGGAGCCAGTTACTACTGCCTTTAGCCTGATTGCACTTCTTACAGGAGGGTACAAGATTTGATGTAAGGTCTTCTCCGCCAAAGCAGCGAGGACGAACATGATCAACAGTAAGTTGGGATAGGTCATAAGTAATTCCACAATAGACACATTGACAATTAAAATGCTCTTTTATTGCACGACGATGAAGCCGTTTTGCTTCGGAACTAGTCATCGTTATTAGGTTGTGGAGGTAGTGTTCAGGTGAGGGCAGTAGTGGCGTCATCGGGCGTACTTCTTACCTTTACGTGGCCGTGTACGGTTCTTAGAGGGTTTCTCTAGCTTTCCCTTATTGGGTCCAGTATGTGATGCATCCATACCATCCCCATTACCATAGGTACCAAGTTTACGATTCAGTTTATTGGCATTAGTACGGATCTTAAGACCCTCAGTTGTTTTATTGTATTTAGCCTGTTGCTTAAGGCGTTTAGCTTTTGCTTCAGGGTTGGACTTGTAGTAGTTAGATGTGCGCCCCATGTTTCCTTCCGTACAAGCGTGTTTGAACGAGTTCAGGATCTACCTTGGGCATAATAGAAGCAAGTTTATCAAGAGGGTTACCTTCCATAGCAACACCGCTAATATCGTTTTTGGATAGCCAATCACACGCTGCTTTAAGGTCAGCAGTAGAGGCTTCACCCGATTTAATACGACTCAAGAACTCACTAGTAATAAGGGAGTGTAGTTCGTTAAATTGATCCTCTGTGGCTTTCTTTACATTAGCCATCTTAATTAGTCCGTAATGCAATCTGATCGAGTTTTGACTCAATTCTAATCATGTGATCCTCCATCTTTTGAAGAGCAGAAGCTAACTCTTGGCGTGGTACATACTTCTCAGCTAGACGTAACTCAATAGAATCAATACGCTTGTCAATCTCATCCATACGTGTACTAGAA